TTGCCCGATAAAAAACAGGACCAGAGTCCCAACGGGGAGGAGCTGGAGGGGAGTGCCGAGAAGGATGAACAGCTTGTGTCCAAAGAGCAGCGCATCGCCGAGCTGGAGCAGGCTCTGGCCGGCAAGGACGAGCAGATAGCCGCCCTGACCCAGTCGGCGGCGGAGCTGGAGCAAAGGCTGGCCGAGCTGGAAGAGAGCCTGGCGCAGGCGATATCAAGCTACCGGGCGCTGGTGCTCAAATACAACCCCAGCCTGCCCGAGGAGCAAGTTTCCGGCGACAGCATCGAGGAGATTGACGCTTCCCTGGCCAGTGCCCAGGCCCTTATCAACCGGGTAAGGCAGGAGCTGGAGGCGGAAATGGCCTCCGCCAGAATACCGGCGGGGGCGCCGCAGCGGACGCCCGCCGACCTTTCCACCCTATCCCCCCGGGACAAGATTCAATACGCCATAGGCGAAAGGAGATAAAAATGGCTTTAACATTAGACGAGGCAGCCAAGCTGTCCAACGATATGCTGCTGCAGGGGGTGGTCGAGACCATCGTCAAGGACTCGCCCGTACTCAAGCAGCTGCCCTTCATCGAGATTGTGGGTAACGTCCTGACCTATAACCAGGAAAAGACCCTGCCCACCATCGACTTTTACAATGTCGACGACACCTGGACGGAATCGACGCCGACCTTCGAGCAGAAAACGGCCTCCCTGAAGATTATGGGCGGCGACGCCGATGTGGACAACTTCCTCAAGGCGACCCGCAGCAACATCCAGGACCTGGAAACGGCCGTGGTCGAGCTCAAGGCTAAGGCGCTCAAGGACAAGTTCGAGGAGACCTTTATCTACGGCGAAGCCTCGGGCAGCAAGGAGTTCGACGGGCTGATAAAGCTCATCGACACCGCCACCGCCAGCGACCAGCTCATCGCCATGGGCGCCAGCGGGGCCACGCTGACGCTGGCCAAGCTGGACGAGCTCATCGACGCCGTCAAGGGCGGCAAGCCCGACATACTGCTCATGAGCCGGCGCTCGCGCCGCAAGCTCAACGCCCTGGTCAGGGCGGCCGGGGGCATGATTGAGACCGACCGCGACCAGTGGGGCAGCTTCGTCCAGCTCTGGGACGGTGTTCCCATCGGCGTCAACGACTGGATACTGGATAGCCACACCCTGAGCGGCGGGGTGGAGACAGCCACCACCGGCGGCGACTGCTCCACCATCTATGCCTTCCAGATGGGGGAGGGCGCCCTCTGCGGGCTGACCGGCCCCGGGCACCTGACGGTGGAGCCCATCGGAAGCTTGGAGACCAAGGACGCATCGCGCACCCGCATTAAGTGGTACTGCTCGCTGGCGCTGTTCAGCTCCATAAAGGCAGCCGCTCTAATCGGGGTGCAGGACTAAATTTTAGCGATTGAGGAGGGAAAAATGAAAAACCAAGAGACGGCCAGGTGGCTCTGCCGCTACCGCTTAAGCAAGTACCGGGAGGATATCGGGTCCTACCGGGGGAGAGAGGCGGAGTTCCACGCCAGCTTCAAGCCCTACGAGGTAGTAGAGGGCGAAGGCAACTGCCTGCTTAACGGTGGCATTGATGAGATGTGGGACTTGATTACTGGCGCCGTATCTGGAAACGACCACATCTACGACAACTCCTACGCTACTATCGGCGTAGGTGATGACGATACTGCTGCTGACCCTACCGATACCGACCTCATCGGCTCCAACAAAAAGTATAACGCTATGGAGGCTACCTACCCAACCTCAACCACCCAGAAGGCAACATTCAAGTCCAGCTTCGCTGATGGTGAAGCCAACTACGCCTGGAACGAGTGGGTGGTCAAGCAGTCCACCAGTGGCATCTGTCTTAACCGCAAGGTAGAGAGCCTCGGCACAAAGAGCGGCGGCACCTGGACTCTTGAAGTCTCTATAACTTTGAGCTAGGAGTAGTCAGTGGCTAACGATTTTTCAGGTGATGCCAACTGCGTAGCCCTATGGAAGTTTGATAATAACGCCGATGACAGCAAGGGTGGTAATGACCTCACGCCTGTCAATACCCCTACCTATGATAGTGGCGATAAAAAAGAGGGGACGCATTGTATTGACCTTGAGAAAGATAGCACCCAATATTGCACGATAGCCGATGGTGATTTAGACACTGGCTTCCCAGGCAAGAGTGGCACAAGTGAGCAGTCCTTTTCCGTTTGCTGCTGGATAAAACCAGAGTCGTTAGGAAGTTGGCAAGGGATAATAAGCAAATTTAGTGCCTCCTATAAGACCTTCCTTTTAAGGCTTTGGAGTGCAGGAACTGTAGATTTCATAATTGCCTATAGCGGTGGGACTACTTCTCTAAAGTTTGATACGGACTTATCTACTGGCATCTGGTATCATATCGGGATTACTTATGATGCATCAGATAACAGTATGAAGATAAGAGTCTGGGATGATAATGCTGGGGCACTCCTAGATAGCAACAAGGAAGGAACTGCTGGTGGGGATATGGCCCCCAATGCTGGGGCACTAGAGGTAGGTAGGTTTTACGAGACTGATGCCGACACTTTTGACGGTAAGATAGACGAAGTTGTTTTCTTCAAGGACGTTCTATCTGACGCCGAGATAGACCAGATAAGGGCGGGGGCTTACGGAGCATCCGTTAGCGAGAAAAACGCCGCCGATACCGGCTCCGGTGCTGAGGCATCCCTATCCAGCGTCGTGCTGGACGATACTGAAAGCGGCTCCGGTATTGACGCCGTCGAGTCTCTGCAAACGCCGCAGGCTAAGACATCTTCCGAGACTGGCTCTGGCGCAGATATCCTATCTCAAGTCCAAGCAATACTGGATGGGGCGGAAAGCGGGGACGGCGTCGATGCCGTCGAGTCTTTGCAAGCCCCGCAGGCTAAGACTTCATCCGATAGCGGCACCGGCGCTGAGGCGTCCCTCTCTAGCGCCTCGCTGGCGGGCACTGAAAGTGGCGCCGGCGTTGAGGCATCCCTCTCCAGCGCTACTCTGGCGGGCAGCGAAAGCGGCTCCGGGCTTGAAGCCCTTATCGCCCGACTGCTGGCCGGTGAGGAAGACGGCGGCGCTGTTGAAGTCAGCAGCCTGGATACAGAAGGGGGGCTCGAAAACCTTTTTGCCGACGAGCTGGGAGAGGGCGCCGATTGCCTTGTAGCCAAGATAGCCACACCTACCAAGGGGGGAGGTATGAGACTATGGACTTAAGCACAATGAGGACTATCGTCAGGCGGGAGTTGAAGGACGAGGACGCCGAGAACTACCGCTGGAGCGACGACGAGTTGGACCGGCACATCGCCCGCGCCGTGAAGGAGTTTTCCGAGGCGGTGCCCCTGCCGGCTAAAGCCACCCTGCCCACCACCGCCGACTCCAGGGTCATTGATATATCCCCCCTCACCGAGCGGGTGATGGTGGAGGCGGTGGAGTATCTGCTGGAGCAGTTCCCGCCCAGCTACCGGAAATTTGCCCTCTGGGGGCATGCTTTAACCCTTTTCGTCGATGAAGCCCCTAACGGCGATAACTGCAACGTCTACTACGGCATACTCCACACCCTCAACGCCGAGGGCTCGACCATCGACGCCAAGTATGAAGAACTGATAGCTACCGGCGCCGAGGGCTACGCCGCCGTGGAGTGGGCCAGCTACGCCATCAACCGGGTCAGCGTGGGCGGCAGCACCACCCCCAAGGAGTTTCTCGCCTGGGGCAACGAGAGGCTGAAGCAGTTTCGCCAAGAGCTAAAAAGGCTGGGGCGGAGGAATAAAGTCCGCATCCGCCAGCTCTACCAGCTTTGAAGGAGGCTATTATGACAACGAGAGAGATTAAAGCCAAGGAGGGTTTGCCCCGGCAGGCCTTTGCCATTATGGGCGACCCCGCTGACCCCGAGAGCTGGAAGCTGCCCCACCACAAGCGGAGCATCTACCGGGCACTCAAAGGGAAACTGGACATCGAAAAAACGGTCGATTGGGAGCGTATGCCGGCGGCGGTGGCGGCACTATCCCCGGCGGGCTACCGGGGGCGGAGGGTGGCCGCCAGCCCCGAAGAAATCCTAAAAGCCGCCCGCCACCTCGCCGACCATTACCGGAAAGCCAATAAGCCGCTGCCCGATACGCTGGCGGCACTGGGGTAAGAAAATGAAGGACTGGATAGAGTTAGTTAAAGCCGTCATCAGGCCCTTTATCATCGTCTGGGGGTTCTCGGTATACGGTGTCTGCATCCTGTCGGGCATGGAAGCGCCGACGCTGCTGGTGGGATTGGTGACGGCCGTCATCGTGGAATACTTCGGCGAAAGGGCCATCAAAAGGCTTAAGGAAAAGTGAGACAGCTCAGCTCAACACTGCTCGCCGCCCAGAAGGAGGCCACGCGCACCCCTTATATAAAGGTGGAGGCATCAAATAAGCATGCCGGCGTGGTCAATCTGCGCTGGGAGAGGCTCTATGAAAGCAGTGAGGACGACTACCATCACGCCGCCACCATGCCCGGCGACGGCTCGCTGGTCAGGGTGAGGGTAACGCCCCCCTCTGATTCCCGCAAGCTCTACCGCCAGCGGGTGGCGGCTCCCGGTCCCCAGTCTGATTTCAGCCAGTGGGTCTATGCCAGCCAGTACGACGTGGTTATCGTCGCCTGCGGCTCGCTGGGGGCCGAGGTTTCCATCTTCTGGATAAACGCCGACCGCAAGCTTTACCAGTTGAAGAGCAGCGACTACGGCGCCAGCTGGGGCAGCCCCCAGCTCCTGACCTACAGCCCGAGCACGGCTATTAACGGCATTGCCTGTGCCTACAAGCCCAACGGCGATATCGCCCTTTTCTTTGCCGACCAGGCCACCCTCTACGTGATGAAGCGTATAAATGATAATTGGGGGAGCAAGGTCGCCTGGGACAAGACGACGGGCGACCTCTCCGGCCTGGCCGCCGTCTACGACGGCGACTGGAACCTTTTCCTCACCGGCAAGGATTCCAACGACGACTATAAGCTCTGGTCGCTGGTCTACGGGGACGGCGGGGAGGTGGCGGCGGGCGAATGGTCAGGGCTCAAAGTATTCGCCTCAGCGCCCTCCGACGGCGACTACGAATACCGCGCCGCCTTCATGGCCAAGCCCGATGTCTACCGCAGCTTTTTTATCGAAAGGTTCAACGGCAATAAGTCCTACAACCGCCCCTTCTGGTCGCACTCAATACCGGAAACAAAGTTTATCAATAACCTCTGGCACGAGCCCGTACCCTTTGACCTCGAAAGCCTGTACGGGCTGGCTATCGCCCACCACGGTGATTACGGCTGGCTCTCCGCCCCCTACGGCGTCTGGCGGGCGAAACTTAGGGAAGAAAAGCTCGATTTAAGCACCGATGTTCTTTCACTAAAAGAAGAGCTCGCCCCAGGCAGGGGTGAGCTTAGCCTTGAGCTGGCTAACGATGACGGCAAATACAGCACACCGGGAGAAGGCGAGCTCTCGGTACTGGATATCGGCGGTCAGCTTGAGTTTAGCCCCGGCTATATTACCGCCCAGGGCAACGAGCTAAGCTCTGGTCCCGCTTTTATTCTCGAAGCCTACGAGCACACCAGTGCCGGCGGCAAAGCCAGCCTGATGCTGAACGCCTTCGACGGCTGGAGGCTCATCGAAAACTGGAGGGCGCGGCACCAGTTCCGCTGGAACAAGCAGAGCGAGGAGATGAGCGTCAAGGAGATTCTGGCCTTCGTTTTGGGCCGGGTGGGGCTAAGGCTGGAGGTGAAGTCGGCGTCCTCGGCATTGAGCGGCGATTACCCCGACTTCGCCATCAACCCCGGCAACCGGGGGGATATCGTCATCCGCAGGCTGCTTTCCCTCGTGCCCGATGTTTTGTTTATCGAGGGCAATACCGCCTATGTGGTCAACCCTTTAGCTTCAGATAGCTCCGATTATTCTTACGGCTCAGACCACGCCGTATTAGAGGGCAAATACCGAGCCGGGGCCGGGGAGCTTAACCGCCTCCAGGTGGAGGGCTACGACCCCGCCGAGGAAGAGCCTATAGTGGTTGACGCCTTCGCCTGGGAGGAGATAGACAAGCTCTATGACCGCATAAGCAGAGTTGAGGACAGGAATATCGACAGCGTCACCGGTGCCGAGGGGAGGGGGGAAGCCTACTTCAGGGGGGTGGAGATGGCAGCGGTCAACGGCGCTATCCTGGTTCCGGTCAACTGCGGGCAGCAATTGTATGACGTGGTTGACATCAGCGACAGCCGCGCCGGACTTTCCGCCGCCAAAAGGAGGGTCAACGGGCTGACGCTGCTCTATAGCCCCCAGCGCGGAGACTACCACCAGCGTTTGTTATTAGGTGGGGTGTAGGAAGAAATATCTAAATCCTAATATCTAAATTCTAAATTTAGGATTTCGGATTTCGTGCTTAGAGTTTCTAATGAGGGGAAATGGAGTGGGGAGGAAAACCTGGGGGCACCCCCTAAAGGAGGCTAGCCATGAGGCTCAAAAAGGCGATTTTAAAGGGTTTCAACTCCGGCGACTACACCGCCACCATCCAGCTCAGCGGCAGCTATAAGGTCTACCTGCAGGGCATCGCCGTGGCGCGCAACATACCCGCCGCCGAGATGGCGCTGGGGCGAAAGCTGGCGGTCATCTTCTTCGACGAGCACAACGCTAAGGATGCGGTGGTGGTGGGGGTTTATAGCTAG